AGTAGTGTGCTACCAGTTGAAATCATTCTAATCCTAATCAAATATTTAAATCCAACATCAGTCAGCTGTTTGCCCTTCACCCACCCCACTTTGGTTTTATTATATTTTTTATTTTTTGTTTTTATTTTTTATTCCTTTTTTATTTGTTGTTTGTCTTATCTAAGCATTTTTGTTTATCTTTGCTTTAGTTCCCTGAGAAGCATATAGTCCTGGTGTTTTAAAGATTCTTTGAGATTGTTACAGCATGGTATTATTACATAAATTAGCAGTAAAATAAACAATATTATAATGATTATTATGATTGTCACAGTAATATATATGCCCCATCCTCCCAAGAAATTTATGCTTATGCCTTCATCTAATACTTTACAGAGCCAAGTTCCACATCTATTGTCTTTTTCCCTAATATAAGTCGTTTGGTCCATTATATCTAACTCTATTTTGTCATTATTTAATGTCAAATCAACTGGTATATTTACTGTTTTCCCACAGATAGTGAAGTCTAATGTTTTCAATTCGGACTTGCAGTAAGCTTTGACGTTGTAATTTTGTAGATCTTCTTTAATGAGCAATCTATTTGTGGATAATGGGCAGTTTGCTTCTATTGAGCAGATAGTAATACTATCTACATGGATTTCCAATGTGCAATCAATGTTTGTGAAACAGTTTGTACATCCAAAACAGTGTCCATTGAATGATAAATCCAATTTATTTTCATAGATTTTATATTCTATATCTCCAAGATGTAGTTTCACTTTGCCAATTCCATAATTCTTTGTATTATCAAATACCATGAGCTCTTTGTCTGTATGGTTGTAGACGAAGTTTGCATCAGGAAGTAATTTACATGATTGGTAGTTGTTGTCGAAGCATCTTCTGCCAATGACATCTTTTCTTTTAGCTAAGTGACATGTGTAATCAATCTTGGGATTGCCCATCCCGTGTGTTTTGTTACCAACCATTTGAACATTACCGCATTTTTTTGCATAAGTCCCTAAGGGGTTTATATCACCCTTGAATATTTTGTTGTTTTCATAATATATTAAATCAGGCATTGAAAATGCTTCATTTTTCTCCAATTGTATTTCTATTGTTTCACTTATAGCTAATGATTCACCACGCATCTCTTGGCATACTGCTTCATTTGGATATGTAATACAGATCTCTGTGATTAGAGCTGGCTCTCCTTGCAACCTATATACAGTTCCAACAGGCTTTATTACATCATTGCAAGAACCATATAGACAACCTGTATTAATGGCCAGGCATCCATACTCTTCACAGCCCCACCTGTTAGTTCTTTCAAATGTGAATGATAGCCAGTTGGGTTCTTTTGGAATTGTTTGTGGGCAGGATCCAGTACATAATTCTTCATGTTTCATATTTATTGTTAATGTAGGACCAGTTTTATATATTGGGCTATAATGGCCTTCTAACCTAGCACTTTTCACAAATACAACAAAGTCGTATAGTAAATTTCCTTTATGTTTTAAATGTAAGCCTACAGTTGAACCAGATATTAATGGGATATCAAATACCACATAACTATTTTGAACTCCATTGTCAGATTCCTCTCCTTGTACACTTATAGACTGAAATGTTGGGTTTAAGTGGGGTAGATTTGCTGTAGGCCTAAACTTGTGTATAACTAGATCATTATGCATTTTTTGCAATATAGCTTCCTTGAAGTGTTGTAAGTCTTCATGATATTGTCTTCTTATATTTGTTTGGCTAATGGTTTCTTTTAACCAGGTACATTGTGATTCTGCAACTTCCAATGGTGTGGATCCTCCATTTGGTATATTAATGGTACCTGGATATGCCCCTGCTATTACTGGATCATTTCTTTTGTATATCCTATTACTAGTGCACTGCACTACAGGAATATCATTGTCTGAAATTCGACATGTACCATACTTATTGGGATAACACTCTGTCAAGAAGAAATTCTCTGTAATTCTAAGGGATGATTCAGCACATACTAGATCTTTGAGTAGGATCATCTGATGTTCTGAGATAGGTTTAAAATTGATATGACACATACTGTCACCAAGGCAACCGGTTGTATCACTGTCTACTTTTTTTATAACTGATCTGGTGTATTCATAGACACCTCGCTTTAGCCCCACGCTACATGTGACATAGCTATATAACCTTCCACTTTCGTGTTTGTCTGTGCAGTTTAAAAGTTTTGGATTGGAGCATTCTTTGATCTTCGTATGGGTTATATAGTTTTTTAGGCTTAAACCATTATATCTCACTGGGGGTATTGTAGGAGCTCTAGCAACAGCCTCACTTGCATCTGCCACATCTACAATAAATCTAAACAAACCTTGTATAGGTTTATTTTTTGCATATATGGTGTGTGCTTTGATTAATAATGCCTTAGTGACAAAATCTCGATTGTGATCTAGTAAATATGAAATGAAATCACAGCTAATCCCATTAAATATCTTCTGATATAGTTTTAGAATGACTGTTTTCTCAATTCCCATCAATTTTTCTGAAAAATTCTGAGTTGCAGTATTACAATTTCCAGTTATACATGTGCAAAAAGTTATATTATTTGAAGTGCACAATTCACGTGTTATTATTTTGGCTGTAGTTATCCAGTCATTGGTTCCATTTATTAGCCTATCATAATGTTCACAGTTTGCAACCCTATTTACATAAGATTTATATTTTTTTGAATATATATTATTTGCTTGGATTGAACTAATTGTATCAAAATCTCCTTCACCTATTGCTAGACTGGTTTTAGCTATCCCTATTAGGTGGAAGCGTTCAATTGTATTCCTAACGCTCTCATGTATCTGACAAGGATAAGTCATAAATTCTGGAAGACAATCTACTGAGAGCACCTCTTCATTTAGACATTTTTTGAATGCTAGTAAAGGTGAAACCTCTGCTTTAACTATTACTATATTGCTTGTTAACACGATTAATGCCATCATAATTAACATTTTATAAGAATATGTTTTAAATTTAATAGCACAATTTGGCCTTTTTTTATGTATTTTTAATCCCTCTATATCATCTAATTCCCCGCAAGTGCATAGACCGCATTTATTAGTGAAATCCCCATTATACCGCAAGCCTAATTTCGTATGGTACATATTACATTCTGGACAGTCTATCACAATTAATCTAAGGAATAATATGTAGAACTTTTCAAGTATGATTAATAGTGATATCATTAATATTGTAAATATCCCTAACATGATAATTAAAATTAATTCTTTAAATTCCCATTTGCTTTGGACATGTAATGCGTCACGAAATGTTTCAACTAAATTACTGTCATCTATACATGCTGCATTGATAGGAGCAATGAAGTTTAGAAACAAGAATGAAAGAAATACAGCAAATAAGAAATTACATCCTTTTGATTTGCATAAAAACCGGGTATTTCTAAGTACTTTAAAACCTGTACATAATCCACTTTTCCTATGCAATAATAGTCGATTTGTGTTTTCAAACTTTGAGCCACAAACACAGACAACAGGACATGAGCTTAATGGGTGCATGGCTAAACCGCAAACCTTACATCTTTTACAGCATCCTTCATATATCTTGGAATAAACATATGATATAGGGATGAAAATGGGGATTAATAAGTAACATAGATATGTTTTGCTAATTAAAGCTAAGATAGCAAAGAAGATTAAGATCATACTTACTGTTATAATTAATTCTATATTAGAACAAATAGATGTAGCTATGTCTAATGTTAAAATTTTACCATGAAGAAATCTTATACATGGCATGTGTTCTTTAAAGCAGCTATGCAATCTCATTAAAGTAGATCCACAAACAATTTCTACATTTTCACATGTGTTTTCTAATTCTATTTGATGATTGTTTTTAAACCAGCCACTTTTGAAAAGAGTGCCTTTAATGCTGTAGAAATTGGTACTATCTGATCTAAGTAAAATTTTGGCATGTTGTTTATCCACTTGCACTTCACAATTTGCAGCACAAGCATAAGTTTTTGTTGATATACTGAAATCATTTTCAATAGTAATTAAGTTTAAGTTCCCATTATCTGAAATCACTGGGTTACACTCTTTCCAGTTCTGGACTGTTTCTTTTACAAATGCCTTCATTACAGCACTTATTTTCGTATGAGATTCATCTCCCTTTTGATATTCCACAACTATCTTATACATTGCAATATCATCTTTTAGGCATACTTCGTTGCCCCCAATACTGCTTCTTTCAATCCTGAATTGTACACCACCAGTGAAACATTTCTCAGCAGGTGCTGAAAACACTGCATGTACCAAAAGAAGTAAGCTTATGAGCATCTTCATTTTTGGAATTCTAGAGAAGTTAACTTTCAACTGGTAGTGCACTACT